GGTGCGTATTATGCTAAAGAGATTGAAACTGCTTATGAAGAAGACCGAGTGGGGAAAGTCCCTTATGACCCGGCTAAACAAGTAGTAACAAGCTGGGACTTAGGGGTAAGTGACGCAACCTCAATTTGGTTCTGTCAGTTTATTGGAAAAGCAGTACACGTTATAGATTATTTTGAAGGTTCAAACGAAGGACTGCCTTACTACATAGATGTATTAAAGAGTAAAGGCTACCACTACGGTGCACACATAGCACCGCATGATATAGTAGTTAGAGAATTTTCTACTGGTAAGTCAAGACGAGACCTAGCATTTGACCTAGGCATTGACTTTCAAGTAGCACCCAAGTTAAAGGTTATGGATGGTATAGACACTACCAGAACTTATTTAAATAAATGCTGGTTTGATGAAGAAAAAACCAAAAAAGGACTAGAAGCATTACTACAATATAGAAGTAGTTATGATGACAAGAAAAAGATTTGGTCACAAAGACCAGTCCACGATTGGACATCACATGCTAGTGATGCATTTCGTTACTTATGTGTAACAGATGTAGTGTTTACAGGTAATGATAGTGTCTGGGGAAGGGAACTCCCTAAGACTGATTTAAGTTGGATAGTATAGGAGAAGATATGAATCCGAAATGGTTAGAAAATAAAATATTAGAAATGGCACAAGACATTAAAGACCTCAAAGAAATAATGAAGGCAGTCAGTACCCCACCACAAAAAGAAACAAAATACCCTATTAATAAAGGTAAATAATTTATGGCAAAAATGACAAAGAGGGAGCTATCTGCTCACTTAGAGCAAGAGATTAGCTCTGCTTTAGGATACAAAGATGGCAAACTTACAGAACAACGCTCTGATGCATTAGACCGTTACTATGGTAAGAAGTACGGTAATGAGCAAGAAGGTCGTTCACAGATTGTCACAAGAGATGTAGCAGATGTAATCGAATGGATTATGCCTAGCCTTATGAAGATATTTACTTCAGGTGATAAGGTAGTACAGTTTGAGCCACAAGGACCTGAAGATGTTGAAATGGCAAAGCAGTCTACAGATTATGTAAACTATGTCATTATGAGACAAAACCCAGGATTTCATATTATATACCAGTGGTTTAAGGATGCACTGCTACAAAAGAATGGTATAGTAAAACACTATTGGGATGACAGTAGTGAGACATTAAGAGAAGAGTATAAGAACTTAACAGAAGAAGAATTTACTGCACTCTTAATGGATGACAATGTTGAGGTAAAAGAACACACAGCCAATGGCGGTGAAGAAAACATGGATGAAATGGCTCTTGCACCACAAGCTGTTACGCATGATGTTGTTGTTAATAGAACATATGAAGATGGACAGGTTCGTATAGAAGTTGTACCACCAGAAGAATTTTTAATAAACAAGTATGCCAAGACAATAGAGGATGCTCGTTTTGTAGGACACAGAGTAAAGAAAACTAAGTCTGAGTTGTTAGAACAAGGCTACCCTAAGAGTAAAATAGAAAATGTATTTAGTAATGATGAAGCGGACTATAAGGCTGAAAGACTTTCTAGATTCTCACACGAACAAGACAATGCACCAGAAGGTGACATTGATGATGGAATTTGGGTTACAGAATGTTACATGCGTGTTGACTTTGACAACGATGGCATTGCTGAACTAAGAAAAGTAACGAAGGTTGGAGATGAACTGTTAGATAATGAGGCTGTGGATAGTGTTCCCTTCTCCTCCCTTACACCTATACCAATGCCTCATAAGTTTTATGGTCTGAGTATATACGACTTAATCTCCGACCTTCAACTCATTAAGACTACACTAATGCGTAACTTGTTAGACAATATGTATCTAACAAATAATGGGCGATACGAGGTAGTGGAAGGTCAAGCGAATTTAGATGACCTAATGACTTCTAGACCGGGTGGTATTGTAAGAGTACGCACACCGGGTGCTGTTAACCCTCTGGGAACACCACAACTAGACCAGAACTCTTTTAACATGCTAGGGTATTTAGATAGTATTAGAGAAGAACGAACTGGTGTTAGCAAGCAGTCAATGGGTCTATCTGAGGGTGCGTTAAAATCGCACCAAACTGCTACAGGTGTCGGTCAAGTTATGACTGCTGCACAGCAGAAAATAGAATTAATAGCTAGAGTGTTTGCTGAAACTGGCATGAAAGACTTAGCAAACTCAGTATACCAATGTGTACAAAAATACGAAAAGCCAGAAAAAATTGTAAGACTAAACAACAAATGGACTACACTATATCCACATGAGTGGAAAGAAAAGATGGATTGTGTAGCACAAGTTGGATTAGGTTTTGGTAATAAGGATATGAACCTTATGCATTTAGGTAGGTTGTCGCAAACAATACAAATGATTGCACAACATCCAGCAGCAGGCATGTTGCTTAAACCGAAGCATGTATACAATTTAGTAGCCGAGCAGATAAAAGCTATGGGCATGAAGAATGTAGATGACTTTATACAAGACCCGGGCGAAGCAGATGTACCACAACAACAAGGGCCTTCTCCAGAAGAACAAGCTAAACAAGCAGAAGCACAACTTAAAGCCGAAGAAATAAAAGTTAAGCTAGAAAAAATAAAACAAGAGTCTCAATTAAGACAACAGGAAATGCAAATTGATGCACAAATAGCACAACAAAATTTAGAGCTAAAAGCACAAGAAGCAAAAGTAGAAATGCAAATTAAAGCACAAGAACTTGAAATTAAGAAAGCAGAACTAGCACTTAAACAACAAGAGCTTGTACTAGAAAGAGAGCAAGAACGAGCTGTTAAAATAGGAGACTAGATGGGAAACAAGGGAGAAGAGATAGCAAGGGCAGACCAAGCTAAACAAATTTTAGAACATCCTCTATATGTAGAGGCTCTAGCCACAGTCAAACAAGCATTAGTACAATACTTACTTGACACTAAAGTTGCCGAAGAAGTGGAAAGAGATAGATTATATATAACAATCAAAGCACTAGATTTAGTTAATCAACATATAACTTCAGTGCTTGAGACAGGCAAACTTGCTGAAAGGGAGCAAGAAGATTTTTTAACACAGTAGAGGAGATAACCTATGGATTCTGTAGAGAACACCCAAGAAGGTAGATTTGAAAGAGCAAGAGAAGGTTCAGCAGAAGATGCTGCAAACCAAATCCTTAATATGTGGGACTCACAAGAGCAAACCGCAAGCGAGGAAACCAATACCCCTGTTGACGAGGAAGTGGTAGAGGAAACAGAGGAAGCTGAAGAGGTAGAAGAAGAAGCCCCCGAAGAAGAAGAAGAAGAGGGACAAGCTGAAGAAGAAACCGAAGAAGAGGTAGCCGAAGAAGAAGAGTATGAAGTAGTAGCTGAAGAAGATTTAAAGTATACTGTAAAGGTAGACGGAGAAGAATTAGAAGTTGGTATTGATGAGCTTAAGAACGGATATCAAAGGCAAGCTGACTACACTCGTAAGTCTCAGGCATTAGCAGAGCAGCGTAAGGAGACGGAGCAAATCCAGTCCGAGCGTCAAAGGCTAGAGCAAGAGAGGCAAATGTACGCTAATGGTTTACAGATGTTGCAAGAGCAACAATCAGCCAAACTGAAAGACTTTGATAATGTTGATTGGGAAGGATTAAAAACCGAAGACCCTTATCAATATATGATAAAGAAAGATGAGTACCGAGATGCACAGGAAAGAATTACTAATCTTGTACAAGAACAACAAGCTGTTCAACAAGAACAAGCTCAACAGGCTCAACAAGCTAGAGCACATTTTGTTCAACAAGAGTATAGTAGATTAGTACAAGCCTTACCTGAGTGGAATGATAGCAAGTCTACAATTAAAAAAGATGTACAAGACTATGCTATTTCTGCTGGATTTCTTCCAGAGGAAGTTAGCCAGTTAGCTGACCACCGTAGTATTCTTGTAATAAAGAAAGCTATGGAATTTGATAAGCTAACAACTAAAGTTGCTCCTAAAAAGAAAGCAGTTAAGAAAGTTCCTAAAGTACAAAAGTCTGGAAGAGGAAATTCAAAGGAAGATGTAGCTGCTGAAGCTATTAAGAAAAAACGTGCAAGGTTACAGAAGTCAGGCAAGCAAGACGATGCCGCTTCTATATTTTATGATATGCTTTAAGGAGATAGGATAATGCCTACGCAATTTAAGACATACGATGCAACTGCAATCCGTGAGGATTTGTCAGATGTCATCTATGATATTTCACCAACGGATACTCCATTCATGTCCAGCATTGCTGGCAAGGGTTCAGTATCTAACACTCTATTTGAGTGGCAGACAGATGCACTCGCTGCAGCTGTCATCAATAACTACCACGTTGAAGGAGCTGCTGCTGGTACAGCTGCAACTACTGCGACTACTCGTCTAACTAACCAAACACAAATTTCTAAGAAAGTTGTCGAGGTTACTGGAACTCACGAGACAGTCAACAACGCTGGTAAGAAGTCAGAAATGGCTCACCAACTAGCAAAGGCTTCTAAAGAGCTTAAGCGTGATATGGAAGGTTCACTACTAGCTGACAACGCTGCTGCTGCGGGTAACGCATCAACAGCTCGTGAGACTCGTGGTGCTGCTAACTTTATTACTACTAACGTTACTGACGCTGGTACTTCTGGCACACACGCTGCAATAGTTGAAGCTGACGTTCTAGCTGTTGCTGAAGCAGTGTGGACACAAGGCGGAGAAGCCTCTACAATCTTACTAGGTGCGACTAACAAAAAGTTAATCACAGCTATGTCAGGTCGTGCTGATGCGATTCGTTCAGTTGCAGATAATAACATGACTATTCAAAACTCAGTTGATGTATATGTATCAGACTTTGGTACTTACAACATTGTTATGGATAGATTCTGTGACCAAGACGTTGTATACTTCCTAGACCACGATATGTGGTCAGTTGATTACCTTCGTGATTTCCAAACTGTGGACATCGCTAAAGAAGGTGACTCAGAGAAGAAGATGCTTCTAGTTGAGTACGGTCTACGTTGTGGCAACGAAGCTGCTAACGGTAAGATTAGATACACTACTGGTTAATATAACCGACTACCACCCTAGGCAACTGGGGTGGTTTACATTATGGCAATTGATACAAAAATAATATCAAATTTAGATGGAAGTCTTACAATAGCTAGTCAGCAAAATGACAAGGTAGTTAAGAAACTAGCCGAGCTAAACACAAAAGATAAATTCCATAACAAAAACACACAATACAAAGGTGACTCAGTAATGTCACACAAAGTGGCAAGCATACCTTTAATCGTAGTAGAACAAATGATGAGAGAAGGTATATGGGGAAACCAAGAAAGAATGAAAGTCTGGATGAACGACCCAGCCAACGCTATGTGGCGAACTACTAAAGGAAAAGTATAATGGCATTAGGTACATTTACAGAATTAAAAGATGCA